GTGTCATGTTACTCATTTTGATTTCCTTAATTGGAGGTTACTTAGATGAACGGCGAACCGTGATCGAGTACTTGGACTCGATATTCACACCTGCGGGCATCTTGTCTGGATTCTCTTTAACAAACTCTGCAAAATTACTTTGCGCAATTCGTCGCTCGAGAAGGTCCGGTGCATCGTGCTCACGGATGAATGTGTACATACTGTCCCAATCACTGGTCCAGTAGCGTGTTTTGACGGATCGGTTAAATGATCCAAATGGGGTTTTGCCACCGTCTTGTCCGGTAGTTTTGCAGATGTCTAGAAGCTCATGCTCAACGGCATCCAACTGCTGATCGAGGTCAGCAATCTCAGCTTCCATCTGTTTCTTTTTGGTTTCTTTAGCGTCACGTATCTTGATATATACCTTGACTAATTGACTAGCATCCATACGACTCCTTTGATTTACGTTGAACAAATTGGTGGGGTACTACCCCCGTTTTTTATAAATTATACACTGTCAAATTTCCGTGTCAAGCTCTTGTTTGTATAAATCTACTAAACTTTGGTGCATATCGATTTTGTTCTGCAACATGGTGTACATGCGGCGCTCGACTGGACTGCCTTGCAAGTGTGTGACAGTAACTTTGTTTGTTTGCCCTGCTCGGTGTGCCCGTGAGTTAGCCTGCAGATATATCTCTGTGGAGCTTACCGGACCCCACCATACAACTTGGTCAGCACGAGTCAGCGTAATGCCGTGCGCAGTAGCCTGCGGCACTAACAATAAAATGCGTGGGTCATCTTCGGTTTGGAACTGTTTGATGATGTCTGCTCGGCGTGTAGAAGCAACGCCGCCATGAATGGTCTGCACTGTATATCCTTGTTTTATCAGCTCATTCTCAACCATTTGGAGCGTGTGCCTATATGGGATAAACACTAATACTTTGTGGTCAGTTTGGTCAATTACATTCACTAGCTCCGCCATGCGGTTAGTTACATCAAACTCAACCACGCCACCATCATCTGTATATACCGCTCCCTGTGCCACTTGCAAAAGTTTATTCAGCATGGTTGCCGCGTTGGTTGCCGTAATTTCACAGCCTGCGGCGATAGTCATCATTTGTTTTTTGAGCGCGTCATAGTACTTGCCTTGCTGCGGAGTCAACGGAACTTCACGCGTCGAATACAGCAGGTCGGGCAGGTCTAAGCATTCTTCTTTGGTGAACCTAATCGCGGGCTGTAGAGCTTGATGGACTACTTGTTGCGCCGTTTGCCTAGGTGCCCATTTATATTGGGTAATCTTAACCATCACCTTATCGCGGAACGCACCAAAGAATCTTGGTACTGAATCGGGGCACACAAGTTTGGCTAAGCCATAGGCATCTAACGGAGACTGCGACGCAGGTGTACCGGTCATCATCCACAAACGCGTGTTCGGTTTAATTAGCGTAGCAAGGCACTTCCACCGGTCTGTAGATACGCTCTTAACTGCGTTAGCCTCGTCCACAATAATGAGATCAAAACCACCCGCAATCAATTCTTCTTTAACAACCTTGACGCCATCAAAATTGATAATGACAAACTCGTAATCACCTTCAATAAGTTTTTTACGTTGGGTGCGTGAGCCTTGTGCAATAGCAACAGTGCGGTGCATGACTGTCTTAAATAAATCAGAGCGCCATGCCGTGTCCATAATGGATACGGGGCACACAACAAGCACACGCTTGACCCTGCCTTGCGTCATGAGGTAATCAGCCGCCCACGCCGCCGCACTTGTCTTGCCTGTACCAGCTTCATTGAACACAAAGCATCGTGGATGGAGGGTAAGAAACTCTGCAGTAGTGCGTTGATGATCGAACGGGGTAAACATTCCGGGCCACTTATACCGCCCAAGAATGGGACTAGGTACATCACGAATACCTAGATTGCGTAGGAGTTGCACCTCGTCAAAATCCCAATGAACTAAAACTCTATCAACGCCCTCTTGCGAATCTAAAATTTTGCTCTTTGGAATTAAATTAGTGATCTGTTGTGCTTTGCGTGTATTGAACAGCAATGCCTTGTTGTCGACAATTTGCATGATAAATTTGAATAGAAGTGACGAAAAAAGCTGGGTAGCGAGCTACCCAGCGAAGGAGAAAAACGAACAACTCGGCAACTGCTTACCAAGTGTTTTTATCTTACATTATTTTTTACGCTCTCGCTTAGAAATTTGTGATTTCATGTCGCCTGTTTTTGTACGAGCAAAACTACGATTTGTGGATTCTGTTGCGGCACGAAGATTGCCTAACGCAGACTTGCCACCTTTAGATAAGGCTTTTATGTGGTCAACGTCCACATCATCAGGTAGGGTGCCATGCGCCTTCTCATATGCGCGTCGTGCTTTGTGTCGTTCTGACTGAGCGGCAAGCTGTTTAGGCGTGCCTTGGTAGTTCTTGTATTCAGCCGCGTAGTCTCTTTTTTTAGTAGCCATCGTGATTCTCACAAGTAGTAACTGGGCAAAACTTGCACAGCGCAGAGCTACGGGGATTCCATACCCCATGCACCACAGCCGCTTCGATTGCACTAGCCCTGCCAGCCCATTTAGACAGGATTTCAGGCAGTTGCGCCCGAGTGTATTCAGCTTTAATTACATCGCCAACTACAACAAATAGCAAGGCTCCCTTGACAAGATTAACGTCAGGGTGATGGATCATCACCATAGCTGCCATAAGTTCTAACTGAGCGGTGTCTGCATACCGGCTTGACTTGCCAGTTTTGTAGTCGGCTACCCGCGCAACGCCATTGTCGTGGTTAATTGCAAGGTAGTCTGGGATGCCTCGGAACCATACGTCTTTGTCGAAAAACTCACAGGGGGTAAAGTCTGCTCGGATTCCAAGCTTTTCTTCGCAACGAATTTCGCCTTTGAAATTGGCGAGAGGTTCCACGAATGGCTTGTAGTGTTCATAACTCGCCGGAAGTGGTGTTTTATCACGGATGTATTCTTCAAATGCTTTGTGTACGGCAGTGCCGTATAGGGTTGCTTCGGTATCTTTAAACTTATACTTTTTTAGTATTTTAACTTCGTGGTATCTGCGTGGACAGCCTTCGTAGTCTTTGATGCTTGAATAGGAATGTGATAGCGTCATGGAAGAAACCGAGTTTGTTTTTACAAACCCAAGTGTACCAATTAACAATCCCCATAGGAAGCCCCGACGCCTGATTCGCAAGCTAGTGGTAAGGTTTGTGCCCATTTTGGTCTCCATGACATGCACTCCTCAACGTATCGTTGGGCGGCTTCTTGCTCCTCAACTGGTGCCACACAAGCCACAGCATCGTGAACTGTCAACACCACCTTATACTTTTTGCCGATTCTGAGCATCTGCTCCGCCACGACCTGCCTTGCTACGGCTTGACACACATTCTCAACCACCTTGCCACCGTAAATATATACAGGCACACCCTTAGAGAAATAGCGCCACTGGTCTTTCTTGGTCTTCTCATCTACCACTTTGGCTAAGTCAGGATACTGAATAAACAACCCGCTAGGTAGGGTTAACCCCTTACCCGGAACCGCTTTAATTAGACCTTGCTCGTCCACTTGATAGCCGTTGCCTGTACGCAACGAGATTAGTGCTTCATCCGCACTACGCCAAAACTCAGGTATCTTGTAGTAGGTATCCCTGTATGCGTCAATGATGCGTTTTGCTTCCGCTTCGGTTACATCAACACCAGCCTGCGTCTTAAGAAATAGCTTTAACTTATGGTGCCCAACACCATAGCCTGCACCAAGAATCACGACCTTGCCTACTTGCCGTTGCCCCTTGTCAATATCCTCAACGGGTATTCTGTATATCTTGCTCGCCATGATTTTGTACACATCTTGGGACTTTGAGAACGCATCCACTAAATCATGCTGCCCTGCCAACCAAGCCAATGTGCGGGCTTCAATCTGCGCTGAGTCGCAGTCAATAATCACATGCCCTGCGGGAGCCTTGATAGCCTTCTTAATCTTGCCTGCGTTAGTGCCGCGTGATGGTAGGTTTTGCAGGTTTACAGAATCTTGCCCAGACCAACGACCAGAGTGGGCACCATAATAACGCAGAGGTACAGGAAACTTGCCTCGAGTAGACATACCAATAAAGCGCTCAGTACGAGTCTCCTCAATTGTCGTTTTGTTTCCAAGTCGGGCTGCGACAAGTATTTGGACTCGTTCATCAGGGTGCTCCTCTAAGGTTTTGAATTCTTCATCGGTCTTAGCAAATGCCCACGCTAACTTACCAGTACGTAGGCTTACCTTTGTGGGCGGCACAACGCCGTAGTTCTCGAGTACCTTGGCAAACTTGTCGTTAGACATGAGTAGCTTCTTGATGCCCGCCATACCCTCACTGAAGATTGCATGCACGTACTCGGGGTCGGCGTCTTTCAACATGAAGTCCCGTACAGATTCCATCAGCGATTCCTTAGCGTCCTTTACAGATTCCAAGTGGTCAACCAGTACGTTCTTATCTAGCTCAAGCACAGGCTCAATAAACATACGCAAGGTTATGTCAATCAGTTTGAGTTCTTGTTTAGGGAAACCCATCGCCATGTATTTGTTGAATAGCGTGTAGGTCAACTCGGTGTCGTTGATGCAGTACTCAGCGTAACGTGCCATCTCCTCGGCAGAGAAGTCAGCGTAGTGTTTACCCTTGGCATGCAGCACTTCGTCGCCCTTGGCTCCGATACCCATGCGTTCAGCTTGCTTGGCTAGGCCATGCGCCTTCTCATGCGGGAACAACGCCCGTGACATACCAAGCGTATCAAACCAAGCCATAGGGTTTACACCATACAGCCAGTTAAGAACCGCCCCATCAAACGCAGTGTTCTGCGCCACAACCATAGCATCAGACCAATCAAACTCTTTTAGTATCCGCTCCACTTGCGGTTTGGGGTACCAAACGGTTGGGTTGTTGTCCACCTTAATTGCAATGCCAATCATCTCAAACTGAGGCGACCGCACATACTCCTCGGTAGGAATCTTGGTCAGGGAATACTCAGTTGAGTAGAAGCACTCAAGGTCAAGGGTTACGATTTTTGGCATATTCTTTTTCAAACTCTTTGTCGAGTATTTCTTTGGCTTGCTTTAGCATGTTTTGTGGGGCGATGATACTACTTGGCCCTTGCATCAACTGCTTGCCTTGCATGTTGTACCTACCTGCTGTTTTATAAGTCACGGTATCGGGGTCTTTTTCCTGCGGAGCCAGCAGTGTATGAAACACATTAGCTTCAAACCTTGCACGGCGGGCTTCTTTATACGCAGCAATCAACGCTTCTTTTTCCTCAGGTTCCAAGTACCACAGGCGGTGTATGTGCCCATCATGCTTATCTATTAGTAAATCATCTAACTTTTCGATGATGTCTTGGAATTTGGGAAACGTCCCCTGATATGTTCGCCTATCGCCCTGCAAATCCCCAAAGAAATCCTCGGGGTGTGTCTTGAGTCGTTCAATAATTACTTGTACAGATTGCATCATTTTGGTTCCTCCAGTGGTTTGCAATACAACGTGTAGTTGGACTGCGATGTTGTTACGTTGGTTAAGTATGCGGGTAGTGAGTCCACATTGGTTTCGTTGATGACAAGGGCTAATCCCCCTGCTTTGTCAATACTTATAAGGTTAGAAGTTTGCAAATCGGTTGGCTTGTTACTACCTGCTTTAGCCTCAATACCAATGAAGCGTCCTCTTAAGCAAGCAAGGATGTCAGGGGTGCCGTTGTTAGCGTGCATACCCCCGATGTAGTTCACAGCATACGCTCCGTGTGCTTTAAGCGTCGCGTGTATTTTCTTTTTGACTTTGGCTTCTGGCGTCATAGTACTTCTTTGGCATAGGGGCATGTTTGTCCAACATCTTGCGCATCCACTCAGACCCGCCCAATTGTTTGAGGATTATGGTGTGTCGTTCAGTGAGGCGTATGCTTGTCTTCTTGATTGGCTCTTGCGGCTTAGGTCGCGGCATTTCTTTCCTTTATGTCATAAAACCAATCATCACCCGCTGACCATTTGCGGGTGCCGTCAACTGTCCATAAAGACTTTGCAGCTTGAAAGTCAGGAAACTTTGTCTCAGCGGGTATCAGGCTTTGGTCGTACCACAAACATCGGTTGTTGGGCTGACAGGCAAACTGACCGTTGTCCAATGCAATCCAATTAAACGACTTGTGTTCCTCGGCCTGTTCGGTAAAGCCAGTGTCCAAGGTCATTTCGTCAGCCCAAAAGTCCACAGTAAACAAGTAACGCCCAAAGTGCCACTCACGGTCTTTACCCACGAACTTCACGCCAACATTACGCA